CACGTATAATATCTTTGTATCAGGTTCATATCGAATAGACATTACCTTGCCACGTGGCTCGCGGATTGCTTGTTGGTCTAGTGAAGTACGTTTATCTTTTGTGCCATTAGCAATAACCATCTCATCCAAGTGACTATACAAGTATGCGCCAATGCTTTCTGCGGGATCCGCAATAAATTTCTTAACACTAACTCTAGACTGTTTAATATGGTCAATAATAAACTCCATTACAGGGATATGGTCAATATCATGCAGTCCTAACTTACGTGAGATAAGACCTGCTGTAATTGTCACCGCCGCCATAGTAATCCAAAATCGTTCGGAGTTCTGTGCATTTGCGCGCTTCTCAATACGTGCATGAACCTCTTCCATCAAAGTTTTAACTTCTTCTAGGTTGGCTACAATGTACTGCGCAAACGGTCTGATAGCATGCCCGTAGTTGTCATATAGTTTGCCGAAGTGATTACGTGACCATGTTGGGTCTGCATCTTCTTCTTTCTCAATATAGAACTCAAGCAAACGATTTAACTCGCCGTCAGGGATAGCTTTCAATGAGAGTACATCATCCACTAATGAACTGTTACCCGTACTAATCAGCGCAGTTTCCCACGATGTTGTATTAACCTGAATACCACTCTCATGCTGTTTGGCTTTGTGTTTAGCACGACCTTGTGTTGCTTGGTACACTACGTCTGATTTCTCCAATGGAGTCATGTTAGTAATCTCATCAAACAACGCTGGGAAATTATGCAGTGTGCCCATGATTTGCAGCTTCGCATTTAACGTATCTTTTGCGTTTACAATCTGTGGTTTTGGGTTGCCGTAAATACTAGCAATCGCATGTAAGATTGTTGACTTGCCTGAACCTGACGCGTTACTCATCAAGTGCAGTACGAACCCTTCAACCTTAGTATGCCTAACTAATAAAGACCCAAAGCCCAAGAAGAAAGCAAATGCACGAGGCTCCATTCCTGGACGGGCATACGCGTTGACTGTGTCTTTCCACACCTCAAAACTTCCTTTAGCTTGAAAGGTAGGTACAAACGATAAAGTCTGCGATGTTGGGGGGCTGTATTTAATTTCTGTTGCGCGTACTTCATCTGACCCTACAATAATAGCGTCGTTTTCGGGGGTCCAGCCAAACTGGGTACGTGCCTTCTCTACTGCTACTGAGTTTTGTAAGTGGTCAACCCACTTTGATACATATGCCATAAGTAAATCCACCTGTTTTGGTAATACTGCCATACCGTGATAAGCAAGTACGTCTCTAAGTTTGTCCTTAGAAAGCACTGAGGTAAGCGGAGCCATAAACTCTTTCACCCCATCTTTTGGTAAGTGCAGTTTAAATACGATCGTGTGTCCCATCTTAGGGTCATCAATCTGTTGGGTTACATAAAAATCGTGAGGGTACACAATTACATCGGGCTTATCATCGTCGCCCTTTCTATAAACTCCACCTAACTTGCCCCGTATAAATGGGAATGGGTATTGTGGAATTATGTAGGTATTTAATTGCTTCGTCTCAATGTCTTGTTGTACTACTACGTTATCTTCTTGTGTTGCTTCAATAACTACGGAGTCTAATTTTAATGGGGTTGAAATCTTGTGCTTGCAACCCTCACACCCTGTAGGATTTAAATTCTTAAATGTTTCACAGTAATGCGGTTTAGTATCTTCCGCTTTAGACATCGCGGTATTATAGTTATAGTCAGGATGCCTATGCGAAAGCTTAACGATTGCTTCTTCTCTATCGACGCATTTATTTGCAATCGACAACCCTGCCCGCCACATATCATAGCTAATTGTTTCTTGGTTCTCAAAGATAAACTTAAGCTGATTACACCCTTCGCCGCGCATGCTCTTCTGCATAATACGTTTGAATGAATGCTCAGTATTACCCATTAACCGCTTGGTCATTGGGTCTAAGTTACCATAGTTTAATCTTTTGCCTGCGATTCCTAGCCCTGCCTCTAATGACGGGCAAAACTCTTTATATTCAACGAAGTCGTGTGGCTCACCTTCTGTAATTATCGTTACAGGCAGTGGGTTATTCTTGTCTTTCAGGTGCATAGTGCCTGGGATTCTAAGAACGCGAGCGCCATCTGCTGGAACGCTCAAGTCAACCTCAAACCCTCTAGCAACGCATAGCTTCTTAAAAGCCTCAGCGTGTGGAATCCAATCTTCATATGACACTGCTTGATTGAATGCCCAGTATGCGTGTAGACCGCGACCCGATGACACTACTGTTGGTTTTGGAATACCTGTTTCCCTGCAGAACTTCTTTAAGGCTTTCATGCCTTCTACTGCTGTAGGATACGGCTTTCCCTCACCACAATCGATGTCTAGGTAATATGACTTTAGTTCGCTAATATTCGCAACGATGCGTGACTTTATTGTCTTATACGAAGCTAATGCAAAGAATGCATCAAACCCCTTGTCAACAAAGCCAGCGGATTTTTCTAGTAGTTCATCAATAGTATCAACACCTATTTGACGTACTGTATTAGAAGCCCCCTCTTCCCCTTGCTTTATTCCAAACAGAAAGTATTTACCACCCGTCGGTAATACTGATTCTAAAAATTCTTTTGGAGTAACCATACCGTCCTCATCCGTCATTAAAAAATAGGGGGCAAGAGCATGACGGCAATGCTCCTTCGGTAGCTAACCTAGCCCCCGTTGATCGTTACTAATTTGTTTCGTACATTTGACGTAACAATACGTTTATTTCTTCATGGTGTTTTCTAGGCACATTACTTTCACCCTTAAACCATGCATAAACTGTTGTCCGTGATACGTCAAAGTGTTTTGCTATTTGCATCACAGGTACGTCATACATAATACAGGCAAGGGCTAACTGCACCCCCACCATTGTATTATCTGCCGAGTTAACAGCATCGATGAACCCTGTGGAATAGCCTCTAGAAGAAGCAACCATTATTAATCCTCGTCATCCCAAGCATTTAAGATATTAGCTACATCTGCTTTAGGGGCAGGGGCGGCTTCTTCTTTCTTTGCTTTAACAACTACGGGTTCAGCTTCAGCGGGTGCGGCTGTTGGTGTTGCAGGTGCAAACTCTTCTTTATTTTCTAAAGCTGGTTGGTTTGCTTTTGGCGGGGCTACTGTCATAGTGATACAACGTTTAGCCGCTTCTGATTTGCCTTTCTCCATAGCATTCATGAACGCATCGCTCTCCAAATAGCTAATAGGTTTGAATGTAAGTTTAGGGGTATCAGCATTAATATCAAACTTCATCTCTGTTACAACTGCAGATACAGGAACACCTTGCGCACCTAAGAAGCGACCATAGGCTTGTAATGGCATACGTCCGTTTTCTGCATCACCAAAGATTGAAGTTGCGGCTAAGTCTAATTGATAGACATCACCACGTGGGTCGTTCTCTAACAACACTGCAACACGCTGACGGTAGCGACATGCACGAGAACCATTAGTACCTGAACCACCAATATTTTGTTTACAATCCGCACACTTAGCGGCTTGCTTATTTTCCGCTTTAGCGTCGGGGGTTACACCATCAGCAGACCAACAATCAGGTGCAGACGGTGTTGCGTTTGGGTCATAAGCACCCTCGTAGAATACACGGGAAATATTCTCTGCCGCGGCTACGATAATTACATTCATTGTATTTGATTCACTTGCCGCAACTTCTTTGCCGTTTGCAACCATACGGAATACACGACCGCGAATTGAAATACGATGACTGTTTGAACCTTCACCACCCATCAATGCTTTTGTAGTTGCATCTAACTCAATGGTGCGCAAATGCGCTGGTAATGGCATATTTGATAATGATAATTCTGTAGACATATACTGCTCCTATCGTTTTGTAATAACTACTGCGTATCTGCTATCCACATTTAAGCCTGGTGGATGTAAATCAGGATTTTCTTCTAAGAATTGAGACATATTACCTTGACTGACTCGCTTCTCTAATAAGTCCAAAGCATCATGCTCCTTCACAAAATTATGGAATGAATACCAATCGTTTGTGTAGTACCGCTTGTAGACACGTTTTGTAATTGTGCCAAACTCAGTACGCATGCTCTCTGCACCCATAGTCTTTAACATCTCTAGCAGTTCAACATTAATTGCATCTAGCTGATCTTCTAAAGCTTTGTCTTCCGTTTCAAACGCTTCTTTAAGTTCCTTACGTTTGTCTCGAATCTTTACATATACCTTAACTAATTTCTTAGCTAAGTCCCCGTTTTCTTCTGACATACTGCCTCCTTAGCGAAAGTGAGAAACCATCCTACTCCTTAAATCTAACAATGTCAACCCTCATCTACAACTGTTTTATATAAATCAATCATACGAGAATGAATGTCGACTTTCTCATCAAGCATCTTATAGATGCGTTTTTCTACAGCACTGCCTTGCAGATGCACGACAGTTACTGGGTTCCTCTGCCCTGCGCGATGTACGCGGGCATTAGCTTGTAAGTAAGTTTCGATAGATGTAATCGGACCCCACCATACAATTACGTTTGCGGCATGAAGTGTCACCCCATGAGCCGCGGCTTGCGGTTGAATAACTAAGACTCTAGGGTCGTGTGTTTCTTGGAACCTAGCAAAAATAGATGTGCGTTTAGAGGCTGATACTTCGCCGTTAATAATCTCGTTTGTAATACCGCTTGCTGTAAGTTCTTCTGAAATCTGATGGATCACATGCTTGAACGGAGCAAACACTAGCACCTTGTGACTTGCCTCCTCTATAACTTCTTTTAGTGCAGTCATGCGGTCACTACAATCAAACGCAACAACCTCTCCACTATCCGAGTAGACTGCACCACATGATAGTTGTAGTAACTTGTTTAGATTTGCCGCCGCATTTACTGTGGTGATTTCTTCCCCTGCCGCTACAGTTGTCATTTGCTTGCGTAGTAGTTCGTAAAACTTCTCTTGTTGTTTAGATAGCGGTGTTTCACGGAACACATGCGTTACATCGGGTAGGTCTAAGCATTCCTCTTTAGAAAATCTAATTGCTGGCTGTAATGCTTGATGCACTATATCTTCTGACCTAGCGCGGGGTACCCACTTAAACTGTGTGATACGTTGCATTACCATATCCCTAAACCCCCCAAAGAACTTAGGTACTGATGAAGGGTTAACCAACTTAGCTAAGCCGTATGCATCTGTTGGAGACTGTGCCGCTGGGGTACCTGTTAGCATCCAAAGCCATGTCTCAGGTTTAACTATTTGGTTTAGTGTCTTCCAACGTTTAGTCTGAGGGTTCTTGTAAGTATTAGCCTCGTCAATGACAATCAAATCAAACTTACCATCGACGTGTTCTTTAATAATCTCTAGCCCGTCAAAGTTACATATCACAAAATCGGCATCGCTGTTCACCGCTTGTATACGTTTCTCTTTAGAATGGCTATGCGCAATCACGCACGTGCGGTGAATTGCAAACTTAAAGATGTCGTTTTGCCATGCGGACTGCATGATAGATAGGGGGCACAATACCAAAACACGATTGATTGCACCGATGTTCATTAGGTAGTCAGCCGCCCATATCACACTGCCCGTCTTGCCTGTACCCTGCTCATTAAAACAGAATCCCTTGCGGTGTAGCGTTAGAAACGAGGCGGTTGTTTGTTGGTGTGCAAATGGCTTGTATAGTCCTGTCCATTTGTAGTGTCCCATGATGGGACTAGGTACGTTTTTATACCTTAGATTCTTTAGAACCTGTGCTTCCTCTAAGCCCCACTTAACAAGCACTTCGCCCGTATCAAGCATTTGGCTTTTTGGGATTACTGTCGTAATCCTTTGTGGGTCGCGTACCTTTAATAGTAACGCTCTGTTATCAATAATTTGCACTGTGTGTCCCCGTCAGCGATAGAAATATGCACCAAGTCGACGTTTCGATGGTGTTGTAAGCGACCCGTTTCGTGGGTCAGGCGACTAAGTCACTAAGCTACGATGTTCTTGAAAGGATGCTTAGCTTTAGTTGGTATGGTTGGTAACGAGACGTTCGTAAACGCGGCTGTGGTATCACTCATACCTTACTTAACACAGCTCTTACACAATCTTATTTTTTCTTTTTGTAATTGCGGGCACGGTTTTTACTTGGTGCTTCTAAGTAGTAGCCGTCTTTATTAGTGCCGCCCTTACTTAATGCTTTAACATGAGATACATCTTTACCTTTACGATCAACCCCTTTTTTATCAAGGGCGCGACGCGCACGTTGCCGTTCCATGCGGTCAGGCAATTCATCACGTTTCTTTTGTAACTCGTAATCTCGTTTGTAATCTCTTGCTTTGGTAGCCATAACTAACTCCGTGTATTATGATGACAGTCTACTACTGGGCACCAACCTTTGCAAGTGAAGTTAGGCTTAGGACTCCATGCATTTTTCTCAATCGATTGCTCTAGACGTTTAGTATCTTCTAACCATTTCATCCAGTGGATGTGCTGATTATCTGTGGCATACTCGGTCTTAACAAAGTCTTTAACGACCACAAAAAGTAAACCAGCCTTTACTTTTTTAACTTGTGGGAAGTGCTTAAATATGGCTAAAGATAATATTTCTAACTGCTTGGTATCTGCATACTTACTGCTCTTGCTAGTCTTGTAGTCAACTAAGAACGCTTTGTCATCACGGATAATAAGTAAGTCGGCTACACCCCTCCACCATACATCGGGGGCAAAGAAGTCACAAGGGGTCAAATCGGATTTAAGCCCCATCTTATGCTCGCAATACCTATCCCCTTCAATCTGCTCAAGTGGAGCAAGTTGCTCTTGTAAGAATATATACTTCTCAGGTATCGGTGTGCCATCACGCATATAATGTTCGGCGGCTTCGTGCACCATCGTCCCATATAGCAAGTGCTCTGCAGGGGGTTCTACTATGTCTTTTTTAATACGTAACCGGTAATACTTTTGAGGGCATTGCAGGAACATACTTAGACTACTGTACGACCACGTGTACTTACTCATTAACAATCACCATAACTTTCACCTACTCCTGATTCGCAGTTTAACGGAAGTCCCGTTGCCCACGCTGGAATCCAACGCATACATTCTTCTACATAAGCCTGTGCTTCTTTAGCTTCTGCAACTGGGGCTATACATCCTACCGCATCATGTACTGTTAGCACAACCTTATACTTCTTAGCGATCTTAACCATCTGTTCTGCGATGATGCACCGTGCAAGTGCTTGGCATATATTCTCAATTAGTTTCCCACCATACAACTTGATTTGACCTTTGCGGGTCTTGTATGTGAACTCAGGGAAGCCTTCTTTGTTTATACCTTGCTTGATTGTATCGTAGCGTTGCCATAGCCCATTTGGTAACTGAAAGCCCTTCATCTCAGGGTCAAACCTAATTACACCTTCACGACCTAGCGAGCATGAACTACCTGAAATCATCGCTTCAATGCATAGCTGGGCTTGTCTCCATAGGGCTGGAATCTTATCATAGGTTGCACGATACACAGAAATAATACGTTTACATTCCTGCAAGTCTAACTCAGTGCCTGATATTTTTAATTGATCATGAAACTTGTTACCGCCCATGCCATACCCCGACCCAAGAATAGTTGTCTTACCTACAAACCGCTCAAAGGATTCAATCTCCTCTACAGGTTTGTTGTAGATACTACTTGCCATTATCTTGTAAACATCTTCACCTTTGGCAAACGCTTCTACTAAGTCGTCTTGACCTGATAGCCATGCAAGTACACGCGCTTCAATTTGTGATGAGTCACAGTCAATCATGACATACCCCTCGGGGGCTTTGATAGATAACTTAAGTTTGTTCGCATTCTGTCCGCGTGATGGGAGGTTCTGCAGGTTAACTTTATCGTCACCACCCCACCGTCCCGTATGCGCGGCGTAGTATCTTAGGGGTACTGGCATCAATCCGCGGTTGGCTATTCCCATGAAGCGTTGAGTTCGGGACTCCTCCAGAGTAGATTTGTTTCCAAGTCTGGCAGCCACTAAAACTTGTACGCGTAAGTCAGGGTGCTCTAGTAGTTCTTTAAACTCTTCATCACTCTTAGCGAACGCATAAGTTTCTTTACCTGTAGTTGGACTAATCTTGCGTGGAGGTTCTACATGTAATTGACGTAGTAGTCCTGCAAACTTTTCGTTGGACATCAGCATTTCTTTTTCTGTCGCGCAAGCCGCTAAAAGTTTTTCTTTCTTAGTCACCACGCTATACATATGTTGCTCTAACATCAAGGCATCTAACTCAAGCGTAGGCTCAGTAAACATCTTTAATGTAAGGTCAATGACACGTAGTTCTTTCTGTGGGAATTTAGCATTAAGAATTTGGAACAAGTCATAGGTAAGCATCACGTCGTTGACACAGTAGTCAGCATAACGGTTAAGTTCTACATCACTAAAATCAGCACGGTGTTTGCCTAACGCATTACCTACCTCTGTGCCTTTGACCCCAATATTATATCGCTCGGCTAGGGCTTTCAAAGAACCACCCGCTTCAACTCCATGTAGGGCACGAGCCATGCACAATGTATCTAGTAGGACTTTAGGATGGCAGTCAAAAACAAATGAGAGAATTGCACCGTCAAACATAGTATTGTGTGCAAGCAAAGCGGAGTTAGCCCAATCAAGCTTCTGCAACTCTGCCTTCATCTCATCCTTAGTGCCTGTAATCCAATACGGTTCTTCCTCGTTTACTCTAACCCCACAAAGAATAGCCTCAAACTTATGGCTACGGATATACTCCTCTGTCGTTACCTTAGTAAGCGAGAAGTCCTTGTCGTAGAACGTTTCAAAGTCTAGTGTGATTATGTTCATTGGTCTAGTTCTTCTAGTTTACGTCCTGCTAACTCTGATTTAAGTTTACGATACTCCTCTTCCATCAATTGTTTTATTTCCTCTTTTCGCACAGTTGTTTGGCTTTGCCCCATTCTCATTTTTGATCGCCCTAATGTTGCGTTGTATGTTAGGTCTCTTAGCAAATCTTTTTCAGGCTCTACGTTTGTAATCTCGTTTAAGATGGCACGTTTCATCCAAGTTCTAGTCAACGCTCTAAGCTTTGTACGGAGTAATGTTCGTTCCAATTCAGTAAATGGATTGAGGTTTGAGGGGTCATCAAGACCGTTAATAATCTTGTGCCATTTATTTTCAGTTACTTCTTCTGAAAATTCTTCAGGAAACATTTCTATTCTGTTTAGTAATGCTTGTACTTCTTCGCAAATTTCATTCTCATCTAGCATGAACGTCTTCCCCCACAAGTGAATAATAATTAACAGGATGTTTAGAGAATCGGGTTGGTTTGCTTAATGCAACCGTGATATACCCTTCCTCTAACAACCATAACAAGTGCCGACTAGCTGTACGGCGCGAACACTTAAACTCCTCAGCCACTGCATCCGCAGTAGCAAGTCCACGTTTTTTAAGAAACTCGTAGATAGATTTTCTACGACCTTCGGATGTCTCTGCTGTTTTCATTTCCGCTCCGTAATCTGTTTGATGCACTCATTCAAATCGTCAATGTTGTTCTCGTGAATGACAAGCGAATACCCACCATTCTTAGTAATCTGTGCTAAGTTCTTTAACTGCAAGGCAGTAGGCACGTTCTTTCCAGCTTTACACTCTATGCCAATAAACCTACTCTTGAAGCAAGCTACTACATCAGGAACTCCTGACGCACCATACCCACCCGATACAGGATAGAAATAATACGCGCCGATCTCATCTAGAACCTTAACTACTTTTTGTTTAACTTTCTTTTCAGGTGTTATTGCCATTTAATTTCCTTATCAACTTTCCTATTTGGATAAGTTCGCTTCTGTTTAACCACAATATAAAATAGGACTCGTTTACTCTCATAGCATTTAGATCTCGGTATAGTTTCCCATCCCTATCATTTGCCATCTTGATAAAAGCTACACGCTCTACCATCCAATCAGGATAGTTTGAATATAAACCTTGAGGTTCTTTATCCCTTTGCACTAAATCAATATCCCCCCACGGATTTAGATGTACTGCCACTGCCTTACCTTCAAACGAAGATAGCACGTTTAATTTTAATTTAGCCATTACACTTTTCCTCGAGTGCAATTAACACTTAACCACTTAGCGAATGAAGCCTTATCGTTAGTAGGCACGACCATCTTTTCTATGTATATGTGATGTAACTTAATATCAGCTTCGTTCTCCCGATACATATCGTGTCTAATCTTTCTAGCCCCTGCAATTGTCGTTCCCCATGACAGCAACTCCCCCTTTGTCGGATGAACTGTCGAGACTCTGTATAGCACCATTATTTTTCATCCCCGAAGTCGAGTTCCATTTGGGTAGGTTCCACAGGTTCAATGGGGGCAGGTGTAGTTTCAACCACTTTATCTTTGCGGAAGATGTTGTCGAAGTTGTCTCCGTATTGTTTGGTAATTGTTCGGGTTGCAATCTTATCCCCTGTAATGTCGTTATAGCTTGCCATCTTCTTCATCCTCACCAAAGTCTACTGCACGTGGCTTATATGCATTTAATGCATAATGCTCTTTTACCAACTTTTCGTATGTATCCCAAGCCTTGTTGAATCGCATATCGTATACATGCTTAATGCCCAGCACTCGGTTACACAAATCATCATCATGCTCGTACTCTTCTGCTAGTAAGTCTAGGTCTTGTGATACTTCCCAACAACGTAATACTTCTTGCTCTAGGTCTTGTATGTTACTCATCTTTCTTCTCCTCTAGTTCAACGATTGATACTGTTTCTTGGTCATCACTTGTAGGGTCGCCCCAATCACATACATCTACAACCTTTTGCGCTTCGGCTTCATCTTTACCATGTACCAATACTTCCCACACCCACGTTTGTTTCATTGTTACTTTATAATATGCCATTTGTCTTCCCCTATGTATTCATAATCGCTACAATTGTAGCCACAAACGCTACATCTACGGTTAGTAGCCACAATTCTATTCATTACTGCTCGGTAATATACCCCACCCAGTTGACTACATTTTGTAGCAATGTTACTTATCGGTAACATAAACCATCGTAACGTGTAAATTGTTACTCATAGCGTACATAAATACTCATAAACTAATACTTACACCCTACAAGGTATGTTTTATAGCTACACCCTATGGGGTATTCTTTTCCTTTAGCTTGGCATTAATAGCATAAGCAAATGCGTGTAAATCATTGGTTGCATTATCTGCTTGTATGATTTCGTATTTAGTTAATCCTTTCCATTTAGGAGGGCGAGCAAAAAGTCCAACAATACGACTTCTAGTTCCAAGTAACTCTTTTTCCATACTAAAAGCAATGTCATTCATCCATGCAATTGGCTCTTGCTCACTTGCTTCTATCGGTTGAACTAACAAGGATTCATTGTTGGTTGCTAGTGCTTCTTTGCATACTGGGATTGCTTCTCTTACCAATATGTAATACGCAGAATTTACTAAATCTTCATCAATACATTCTAACGCTTCAATCGCCATCTTTAATGCTTCGTCTTTAGTCATCGCTCTCTCCCTCAAAGTCACTAGGCTTCAGCACAGTTTTATGGGCATTCGTTTTCATCATGTCTAAGGTACTAATAATGTCACCAAAAGACCCCCCACTAACGTTAGCGTCACAGTAACCCATAAGTGTGCCATCACGATTGTAATAAACCTCTTTGATTTCATAGTACTTACCCTCAATCTCATCTTCAAACTCCATCACCCTATAGTTCCACGACATTGTGCATCCCTCCGTAATTGCTTGATACGTTTTTCTATAATTCTGTGTTTACGGTTTTTTTGTTCCATTACATAATATATAACTACCGTGGCGATCAAACTTCCCAACATAAATGAAATCCAATAACACGATATATAGAATAGGATAGTTTGCATGTTAATCCCTTGTCATTTCAAGTTCGTTGATGTCTACCTCAACTTCTTTATCGTTGGGCAATCTAACCATAGCGGATGTAGGAAAGTGCCCTGTGCGTATTACCTCAACAACACACTCGCCCTTATTCCACCACATCCATTTGTGTAGCCACACTTTTTTATCTTCCATCTTAGTTCACCTTGCTACTCGGTTGTCTGAAGCCAGTAGGTACCTGACCTGCAGTTAAGTTCTGCATTACCAACATTAACTTTTCTAATACTTTCTCGTGATCGTCAAGTCGTTCTTGCATACCAAGTAAGCCGTGGTGCATTGCTGTCAAAGCCTTGCGTAGTTCTTCGGGGTCTAACTGTTTGTGTTCAACTGCTTCAGCCATTTTACTTCTCCTTAAAATTGGTGGGGTACTCACGAAATCATGATAAAAGTTGAGCACAATATATCGTGCGCTTTCCCCCATAAACTATTCACCCTTCAAAAAGTCAATCGTTGGTGTTTCTTTACGTAGTGCATAGTACTCAAGCTGAACCTTTGCGCTGTTAATCATCTTACCTGCTACGTTGGCAAGTTCGCCTGCCTCTTTAGGTTTGATAAGACCTGAGTTTAATTTATCAAATACATCTGCTAATTCATTTCTTAGTGTTGTTACTGATTTCATTTGTCATTCTCCTAATTTTTAATTGTAAACGTTTTACTTCTATTAACTCTTGTGGAATGTTAGTAAGTTTTACTCCTTTCCCTTTAATTAAAGATAGTACATATCGGTCATCTAAAGTATCTACCCTAATCTTGTTATAAATCTTATTTTTTTCCGCTACATATTCTTTATTAGCTTTATACCATTCATGTGCTTTAGCTATATATTTTTCGCGATGTCTGTAATAACAAATTTTTACATACCCCTTGTATTTTTCAGGGTTCTTAAGCCTATCTAGTCTTTGCCACTCTAGCTTACGTGGGGAGTTTTTGTATTTCTCAGGATGATTTTTCCTGGCCTCTTTCTTCCATCTTTTGCTATATTCATTCTTCCGCTTTCGTATTTCTTCTGGAGTTTTAGGTATATGCCTAGACTTACCCTCACGAGCTAAATAAATATCATAATCTTTACGTCCTTTATCAGGGTTTTTTGCTCTGTACTTAGCTTTAATCTCACGAATTTTTTCTGGGTTTCTCGCGCTCCATGCTACTACGTATGCATTGTGGCATTCTTTACACGAACCTGAATGCCCATCATTTGTTTTTTTAGTTTTTGGGTATGCTTCTAACGGTTTAGTTTCCCCACACTTTTTACACGTTTTCACGTTAGCCTCCATACTTAGTTTGTAATAGCAACTCGCAATAATGAATTGCCTTCTTAATATCCTCAGCCCCGTTCTTAGCATGATGCCTACAGATATACTTCACCACGTTACCCTCTAGAAACCCTAGATTGTTGGCAGTGATAAATTCTACAGGCTGTATCGCCATGTCCTTGTAGTGGTTGCCACCCTCTTGTTTGTCTAGGGCATTACTTTTTAAGTTACACCACGAGCACAACTCGTTATCATACTTTGCTTCCCCACATATTTTACATGACTCAATTTCTCTATCTGCTCCACTTCCCATAACTATCCTTTCTCCGTTTATCCATTTTTCATGTACTACGTTATTATCATAGTTTGGACTCATCCCCAATTCCTTCCTGAAAAATCACCCGCAATACTTATTCTTTTTTCTGAACTCATATTCTTTGTCACTTTGTGTAGAAGGTATGGTGGAAATAAAAGTAGTGTCCCTTCAACAGGTTGGTGGGTATAGTTTGGACCTAAATCATATTGGTCATACAAAAAGACTAACTTGCCTGAATCTTTAGGAATCTGTACATAATATACCCACGACAATTCTATCCCTGCATACCCGAAATGATGGTGGGTATTGGTTGCCTCTAATGGTTCATGGATCAATAGCCGATAATTGGATAGCTCTAAATTTCGTTCAAGTCCTAATATTCGAATATGGGTTAGTAGTTTTTCAAATTCGGAACCCCCATTATATTGAATAGCGCGGTCTTCAAATATAGAACGAGTCGCATCGTTTGATAGCCGCTCTGTATTCGATAACATTTCCACTGCAAGTTTGGCATTAGCAACATCGTCGACGGTATATACCTCAGCATTAACGTGTATTAGTGGTAGCTCGGTAGTTTTTATCATTTGAATATCTCCGCAAAAATACACTTACGTTTTTTGTGGTCACGGACATACCTACGATTAGTCTCTGCAATAGTTGCCTTGTGTAATAGAATTTGTTCATCGGTAGCCGCGTTACAACTCATTTCATGTTGGTCTTTAGGTACTAACATATAGTGGGCTAGTGGGGTACCTGCTTTAATAAGCGTCTTACCTTCCATCACATGCCATAGCAATTGAATATTCATCTGTGCTACTCCATGCGCACGGTCAAAAAACCCTACAACAGTTGTAAACCTACGTTCATTTGTATATGGGATGGGTCCTTCTTGTAAATAATATCCTTCGGGGATTACGCATCGCCAAGGGGTTTGAACTTTTACTACGCATTGCAATGCATTAGGGATACCCCCTACAAAATATGCATATTGCTCAGGTGAATGAGACGAAATCATCGGCCCTACTAACTCACCATTAGTTGATTTTGTTTGGTCAATTGGTGAAGTCCATATAAAACTTTGCCCATCCCCATTAGTCTCAATAGTAAAATCTTGCCATGCTACCAGCACCCATCCATATCTAGCATAATCATATATTCCTGGGCATTTAGCAGTGGATACTAACTCCTCAAATCCGTATGAATCTTTTTGTTTTTCATCCGCATACTGTTTTGATGCATTTAACAATACTTCAGGTCTAAACTTTTTAGCTGATACTAGCGGTGCAAGCATCGCTACTTCAGGTATTAAACTAAAAAATTCAATTGTTGGTTTCTTCTTAAATATATTCATACTACGTCACTTTCTTTTAGTATCTGCAATGTTTGATAATAGTCATACCGTTTTGACTTTAATGCGTACGCTCTTCTAATTTTATTTGGGTCTGTTTTAACGCTGTGAATAGATGAAACATCTAGTAAGTATACATCCCCTGATTGTGCTACAAATGAAGATACTATATCTAAATCCTCTACGTTATATACGTACCCTGAAGTCTCATTCATTATATTTTCTTGCCTCAGCGATACGTTTTGTTTAGGTTTATAAAATGTAGTAACGCCATCTGCTGTATCAAGATAAAAATTAATAGCGGTAATAATATTTGCATCGCTGTGCGGGGGTAATTCTCCACCAAAAATCTCAATCATATCAATCGCAAAGTCGTTTTGGTATTTTACTGGAATTATGGACATGATTACTTTCTTAGTTTCTTCTGAGTCAACATTCAATGCCCCGTACCCTACTTTATTTCCATTAATCACTGAACCATAAAACAAGTAAGTGTCATTTTCCCCATTGTATTCAAGGGTGTGTTTTATATTTAACTTAGTAAACACTATCTGTCCTTTATGTATAAGGTATTACCTACGCACAACGCGTCCATCTCTGTAGTGTTAAACAACCCAACTGCTTCTGCAATGGTGCCTGCTATTGGTTTACCCCCTAAGTTCAGTGATGTATTCAATAGCACAGGTATTCCTGTAATCTGCTCAAACTTATCCAGTAACGTATAGAACAGCGGATTGCTTTCCCGAGTTACTGTTTGATGTCGGCAAGTACCATCTACGTGGGTAATGCTAGTTAACCTATCATCCAATACTTTAGCTGTATACATCATGTATGGGCTATGACTTAAATCAAAAAACTGTGACGCCTTGTCTTTTTTTACGCTTGCGCCAAACGGTCTGAACCATTCTCGTTGCTTTACCTTGCTGTTAAGAATAGCTTTGCCGTCAGCTACAATGGGGCTCATTAGGATTGATCGATTACCTAATGCTCTCGGACCAACTTCACCATGCCCTTGATACCATCCAACTATTTTTCCTTGCGCTAATAACCTAGCCACTTCTGTAATTGTGTGCATGGTAGGGGTATCAGGGGCTTCATCATCCTGTATGTATGGAAAGTTTCTAGCCTGCACCTGCTTCACACCTAGTTTGTTGAGCCCGTATCGCATACATCCAATAGATAACCCGCCATCATACACGTGTGGTTCAATCCGTAGGTCATATCCCATATCTTGCAACCGTCGATTCCAGTCAACATTAAGGGCGCATCCTCCTGCATAGATAATAGGTTTCGTCTTATCTAAGACCGAGATTCTATTCAGTACGTCTTGAAAGCACAGCTCGTTAATCGTAGCTATGTCATCCATTACCTCTTGCGTTATTTCTTTAGGGTTGCCTAGTTTGGTCACTAATGTACGTAATGCTTTTGGCATCAGGTCTTTGTATAGGTCAAACAACTCCCAATCAGGGTTGCCATACGCCACAAGCCCCATTACCTTACCTGCGTTATCAAGGTTAAGTAGTCCATTACTAAACCCTAATGCTAATCCAATATAGTTAAAGCATATCGCTGGTGAGAACTCTTTACTTCTAGTGCTCACCCCATTGGAATACGTCATGCTAGTGTAGCCATCAGTACCATATCCATCTAACACAAACGCTTGTGACTCAGGGGTAAATTCAGAATTACTCCACGCATGTGCTAAGTGATGGTCGAGTTGGTCAGTCGATACAACCATCGATATTTTGTTTTGGTCTATCGCCCACTCAGCTAGTTTTTTATAGTACCAATCGTTAGGCGCAACCGCATGCTTAACTCCATATTCACGTTCGTACTTCGCATACTTAACTTCCCCATCAATGTATGCACAAATACTGGAGTCATGATGTGCCCTACCTAGCCCAATAACTATCATACCAATGTTCCATCAATAGATTTTTCGTATACTGCATTTGGTGTTATCTCTTTATGTATTGCCATAGGTCTTGCCCCCACCAATAAATAACAATCACAGGCGCCCACAAAGGTATCGTTATAACGATCAAAAACAATTTTGTTTTAGTGCCCATCAAACATCCCCATCGTACTTTGAATCCCATCAAACATATGGCGTCCACTTTTATTACTCTTAGGTGCTGGGGGTAATGGGTTTTGTAGCAACCTAACTACTCTTGCGTAAGGTGATGTTGGTTTAATGTAAATGGTATCTTCAACAAGAACTTTAGATTCCTTTTGGGCTGTTAATACTTCAACAGTCTTAGGGGTATACGTTTGCCGAGTACGTTTGTAAAGATAGATATTCCCACCATGATGTTCTTTAGTTATGTACTTACCTTCTAACAAAACCTTTAAGTGGTGTGATAGTTTCCCCTTGGTTATATTCAATGCCTCACGTATCTCTTGGTTTGATAGCTTTCTGCCTGACATGAACTCTAATATACGTACACGTTCTTGTTCAGCTTTAATGTGTTCAGGATGCCTCATCACGTTTTTCCTTTTCTTGTATCATTTGGTCTGCAATTACATACGCCATCTTTGCAAACTGGTCAGCTTTAGTATCTAACCCTCGGTTTGCAACCATCCCACACATAGCTAACGCCGCAAATAAATCTCTTTCATTAAAATCATTCATCGGGTGTATGCCCCATCATTATGTGCGTTTCTTTACCTTGCACAAACTTAATAACACATCCTTTATCGTGTTCACGATGCAATTCAACCATCTCAACAAGATACGCACCGCAAATAAAACTAAATACCATGCATGCCCCTACGAACTTATCCATTTAATTTCTCCACAGGTTTAGCTAAACAATATTTATCCCCGAGATACTCGATTGCTTTAGCTACTTTCTTTTCTCGCTTTTGGTCATTCTTAATCTGCATACCGTATAAGTATTTAATTATTTCATATTGACCTTCAAACATACTATTCTCCTTGATCTCTGTAAACGGCAAAGCGTTCGTCATTGATTTTAATACCCACACCCTTGACAACCGTGCCTTCATCAGCCGCTTTTAGTATGGCAATCTTAACGTCATCAGTTTCTCTACCCCTCGGCAAATCAACCATCTCGACAGTATCACCACACATCTCGGCGTAACGCGTTAATTTATATACATCCTCGTCAATCTTATACACCATACTTTGCGGTCCGATTATTCCACCCACACCTTTGCCTCCTGCGCTTATGTTTTGAAACCCGCCATACTGTTGCTGTGCAAGTGATGCGGATGTAGATGTTATCAACTGTTGCTGTGCGTTTGCATAGGGTGGAGGTGGCGGTGGAGGCATTGATTGATACATCCCCGTTGGAAAACTTGCTCCCCCCGTTCCAAATATACTATCCCAAAAACTCATGTTGTTCCCCCATTTATAC